ATACGATATTCGCTGTAAGCATTGCCTGTTTAATAATATAGTGTTGACAACATCTCTTGTTTAGTTATAGCATAACTATCTTATGCTGTAGATGAAGGATTACCATTACCCCTGTAATAACATGCAGAGACTTAGCCGTTCACGTTTTGACTGGCAGTCATATGAACGGTAACTGATTCCGCAGATATACGTTATTATGAAATTGTCGACAATGTACTACCAGTTCGCTTGCCTTTTCCGGACCATGCAACGGAAGCGTTAGTACCTTAAGCGATGTCGAGCGTATTCTATTTGGCCAACCATGCTACTGAAGATGAACCAAATCCTCCTAAAGCATAAAGTCTAATCATTGCGTCTCCGGAAGCATTTGTTTCGATTGGTATTTCAATTATGTCGTAAGCCAGAGCTACTTTACGCGGGGTACTCATATGTGTACGATATCTAAAGAATTCGGGACATATAAATGTTGCTAGCATCTTGCCTACTATGTGTTGATGTGGTATTTCTCGTGGTATCGTATGTGCCGAAAACTAATTTATCCCGTCTTAATACGCTTGTTTATATGGTCGATCATAATATGAAGTTTAATCTACTGGGTTATAGCCTTCGTCACCTCCAAACGTTTTCTCCACTTGATCAAATTGTGATTGTAAGCCATATTTGTCAGCTTACTTACGTAAAAATGGTCTTACGTATTTTTGATACAAATTAGTCACGATTGGCTAGCCGTATTTAATTATCGCTGGGCCATGTTCTCTTAATATGTCAGACCATTTATCTAACGCAATAAGCTCTCTCAGCTGCGCTTTTGTTATAGCTCTGCCATCGTGTTTTAAATCGTCGTCAGCAACGGCTTTTGAAAGTTCGCGGAGTCGCTGATCTAGCATGCGAAACTCGTCTTCAGTTGGTTACATTGCGTATTGTCTCGGGTCTTAAACTACTCCTTTGTCTACAACCCCGCTTACTTTATCCGCGTTGATGTTTCTCATAGCTTGAAACCCTAAATTATCTATGGCTTATTTATCTCCCCATGTAAACTCAGGGTCGATTTACTTCACCTGACTAGTAGGGATGTCATACAAAGGGTTAATAACTTAACGCATTTCCTTCATGAATTTGTCCAAATCCACCTACTGCTGTGGACTTCCGGCATTTTTTG